CTGGGGTCCAATTTTTGGGCTCAAAACAAAAGGAGATGTGTTCAATAGTAATTTATCCGGACACATTGTCGCATCAGTAGACAAACTCGGGCGCGTTATTTGGAAAATCGTGCCAAAAGAAGAATGGTATAGCCTTGAAAAACTTCTAGAAGGAAAAGTGAGAACTTTCATCATTCCTCCAACGCATTTAGTGTATTGGATGGAGTACTTTTTCCTCCACCAGAACAATTTGTTTAAAAAATCCCACTGGAGTGCATATGGTTTCAACCCCTATCAAGGGGGGACAAACCGTATGGCACGAAGGTTGCTTCACAATAAAAATTGGATAAAATTCTCCTATGATGTTAGTGGTTATGATCGCAGAAACCCCGTAATGCGTACAGTCTACAAAATACGAACACATGGATGGGAGATGACTGAACGCTTAAAATGGTGTATTGAAAACACTGTGAGTACATTGGTTTTAACACCAGCAGGTGAAATCCTTTTGAAAGAGTGGGGTAACAACTCCGGCGGAGTTGGAACAACACAAGACAATATCTTATCTCATCACCTCTTTGCATCATATTCTTTGTATAAGGTTTATGATGGCAACGAGGAAAAAGTGGATCAATGTATGAATTATTTTTTCGGGGATGACAACATCGGTTGTGCCCCCCCCACTTTTCGAGGAACCTCCACAGCAGCAACAGCTGACTTCGAGAAAGTTTATAGAGAAGCCTTTCGAGATTTTGGGCTTGAGCTCGATCCTTTCGTGCTCTCAACCAATATTGAAGATCATACCTTCTTAGGTTTCACATTTAAACTCACCGAATTTGGGTATGTACCTGCATATCCTACAGGCAAACTTGCCGCCTCTTTTGCGTATACGCTTAAGGGAAATATGACTGATTCAGACGCAATAATGAAAGCTTATTCCTTACTGATTATGTCAGCAGCTCATCCCGAGCTGTTCCAAGCATTGTCTAAAGCATTTGAATCCATGCTCGACACATATAGAGATAGCGATGATCGCATTGTTAAATCTTTTGTCGAACAAGGAACACCATCCCGTAAGGATTGTCTTTTGTGGATGGTTGGCATTGAGAGTTCTATTACTATGGAGGTAGGATGGAACAAAATAGTAAGCGAGCTACTCTATGTCTAAGCAACATAAAGCGAAAACTACTAAGAAGGTTGCTCCTCCTCAACAAAAGGAGCAAAACCGTGCCGCGCAGGGCATATCAAAATCTGCGCATGCTGGGAGTCGACCACCCCAAACTGTGGCTCAACTTACCCAAGCACTGGCTGCTGCAAAACAGCAGGCTGCTGACAAACGGTCACCAGCCCAGATAACCTATCTGAAACCTGGACAATCTGTCCCTCCTGGTAAAAACAAAGTTGTCGGATTTATGACACACAACCAGGCCCTTGCTATTAAGCAAGTCAAACTCCCTCCAGCCCCCCCCCCGATCGATGATCGTGGTCGCCAATTTGCTCGAACACAAGCATTTAAGGCAGCGGAATTTCGTAGAAATAACCCTGATTTGATAACATCATCAACTCATGAGGGGGCTAGGACGTACTACCGTAGTGCTCCAACATCTGAAGGAATAACTGAAACTCTAGTAAGAGATGATCCTCGGTTACCAACCAGTGGCCCATCAAAGGCCCTCAGTTTAGCAAGAACTGGAGGAGACTATTCAGAACAGATCCAAGGACGTCTTCGTAAGAAGTCTCCTTGGTACACTTCTATCATCAATCCCCTGCAAGGGGCTGGGTGTAAGATACCTGATGAAACAGGAGAAGAAACTGGAACAGTACAAATAGTTGAAAGACTAACGTTTAGCTCTGCTGCAAGTGGAACTAATCCAACAACTGGTGGAATGCAAATTTCATCGCCGTATATCAATCTTGGTAATACGGCAACAACAAACACTACAGGAGTGAACTATCAAGTTACTAACACTACTGACACCCCAACATCCATAAATTTTGGAAATGGTACAAACAATGGTTTTACCTATGGGACTGAGTTCTCTGGAGCAGGTTCATTCCGCTCCATTGCCGGCTCACATCGTGTCGTCTCCTGTTGCCTCATGGTCGAACATGAAGCAAGTTTGAGTAACAATCAAGGCGAGATTTGTCTGTATGCTATACCTTTTGGGTATACCACAGCGCCAGCGTACAATACGTACAAAAATCTATATTCATCGATCACGGTGCCCTTGAACCAAAACAAACCAGCAATGATACGCTGGTTTCCGATTGCTAAATACGATAGCAACTCCGCAGAAGTGATTTCTTATAAGTCATTTCTCACTCCAACTTTTACAACACCTCCTGCATGGACTCTTGGTGTCCTTTGTAGTGGGTGCGTAGCGGGTGTGATATTCCGTGTAACAATGGTTGTGAATTATGAATTCCTTCCTTTATACAACACTTTGAACATTCTTAGTGTGTCACCCAGCCCCGTAGATGTAGAAGAAGAGGCCCTAGTGGGAAAATGGGTTGAAACTATGCCTGTCGCGGCTACTGTGTCCGACAAGTTAATGTCATCCTCCCCGGGGGCGGTTTCTCCGCAACATGGTGATGAACCTACCGGTTTAGGCATGATTGCGAATGTGATAGGAGAGGTCCTACCATTCATATCAATGCTTCTTTAAGGTCGGTTTTACACCACGAATGGAGCGCAGATCTCTGCACAAAAAAAAAAAAAAAAAAAAAAAAAAAAAA